TTTTGTTGCTTTCTCCGCTTCCAGTTGTATGAGGTTTTTAATGCGCTTAAAATCTTCCCATTTAAAGGTTTTTTCTGGTGTAGAACTACCGAATATCGCTTCCCTGCGATAAATTACAGTTTTAATCACTCCATCTTCAAATATTCTGTCCTCGGTTCTTTCAGCAATGATTACTGTTGTTCCTTTTGTTCCGCCTTTAAATGGTAATATCTCTCCAGCAATGAAGACGATACCTTCGCTCACATTATTGCCAGTTTCTTCACATCCTGCCAAAATAGTAAGGTCGCCAGCTAGATTTCCCAGTTGATTAAATAAACCATAACTGGTCTGCATTGCGTCTAAAATATCCGTATCTAGAGGAAAACCTCCTGTTTGATTAAATTTAATATTGTCCATTTTGTTTTAGCTATTAGTTACTATTTTATATCTTTTTCCTGCTAGTTTGTAAAATTCCACAAGAGCTGTCATTTCGTATTCATTATAAATTAGCCTTGCAGGCACTAATACAATAAAATCTACTCCTGTATCGGCATAATCGTAGCTCTGTCTCAAATATAATTTTCGACTGTCTTTTAGATAGAAAGGTTTTTGCTCCGCTTTGGTATATATATAATATCTCTTGTAGCGGTTTCCTTCTAATATCTTTATCCGTCTTCTGCTAATATCAAATCTATCATTAAGCGCAGCGCGGAGGTAGCACACCTGCCCATTATGAGCAAGGTTGTAGAGATTGGCGTTTCTATTCACATTGAAATCATCAGCAACTTTTATCAAAGGGTAATGAAGTGCCCGAAGCCACGCTGAGAGTTTTTCCCTACGGAGGAAAGTTGGAGTTAGCAAAGTCGTTAATTTGTTAATATCAATGTTATACCACATAACTAATGTTTTCAAAGTTTTCTAACTTAAAATATCCGCTGTTCGGGAAAGTTTTTACATCTATGGTTTCATAGTTACCATAACCTCCTGTTTGTGCATCTATCCATTTGCTTTCAGCCAAAATGATATGCGGAATCCTTACGCCTTCTACTTTTTGGAGAGCGTCTACCAAGTGAGCCAAAACAAGCTCTCCATCAAATGGTAAATTCTTCAAATACTCCTTAATGGCATCCTCCACAGGTTTTTTCCCTGTGATAATGCTTTGTCCGTTTTCATCCAAAACCAATGGGTCTCGGTAGATTTTCATCTGTAATTTGAGAATATCGGGCAGGTAATTGATGACCGTAATTCTTACCCCTGCATCTTTTATCTCATTCATATAAGCATCAAAAGATGCTTTTTGTCCAACATTTATCGGCTGGAGTTCTCCGCCCTGTTCAGTAGCAATCTTGACAATGAGACGGCTTTCAGTATCCGCTTCAGTTACCGCAGAATATTTGACAATCTTAGATGCAGAAATCTGGTCTTCAGTAAATCCTTGATTATTGAATTTATCCGTGTCCGTAATGAGGTCAAAACCATACTGAAAGGCTAATGCCTTGTTGCGGTACCAGCGTGCTGTGTGGGGCTTTAATTGAGTTAAAGCCTCCAAGACTTCCGCCTTGTGCTGGTCAAAAATCAACTCTAAGGTATAAATCACAAATGCTGTGATGTACGCCCAAAGCCTCCATATTGCTACCTTGCTGGTGGAGGTCAGCCCTGCAAGAGCAGACTCTGACTCTTTGGCTTTAATTATCTCGTTGTTGATCTGTTCTATATTTCGTGCCATTTTCTAACTTACTTTAAAATCTGTTTGAATAACCCAATATCCTATACCTTCTAATCTTTCCTCCTCTGGAAGCATTATTACTGCTGTGGCTGGTTGAAGCCTTTTTGAGGTATAATAATTCAGCACATCGCTGTCTTTATTCGCACTATCTGGAATCTTAATTTCTGCTCCTGCAGGCAAATCATCGGTCAGACTCAGACCATTCGCTACCGCAAGAGCAAAGGTATTTTCCACCGCTCCTGTGTGCTGAACCGCTAAATCTAAAAGACTTTGATTGTGTAATATGATGGTTGTCATTATTCTACTTTTTGAATATTTACAGGTCCGTGAGTGCAAGTCGCTGTAATGCTAACCTGTTTTATTTCCTCTATTACGGCAGAAGCTATTCTTTCGCATACTTTATCCAAAAAATCCTCTCCATCCTCATTTTCAGCTTCTGACATCCATGCTTTTTTAATTTTTTCCTTTAATCTATCTTTATTTAATGCCATTTTAATTTTCTTTTAAAAGCTCTTTAAACCTGTTTTCTATTTCCTTAAATTTCGGCTGGTTGATAAGCCGTGTTGTAGGACCTCCCGAAACTGTTAAAAATTTCATCTTCTGGATTTCCTGTAATAGGTCTGTCATCAGCTTTGCCAATGTTTCGTTTTCTTTTTTAAGTAAGAAACCTTCCTTTATTTTAAATTCGGTATTCTCTACTTTTACATGATATTCTTCTACTTCATCCGCCCAGATTAAGAAAGGTGTAGTAGGGTTATTATCTATCATTCCGATAAGACATGCAGAATCTATTTTAGGCTTCACAGAGACATGGTCTAACCCTAATAGAATATTGTAATAAGGTTCTTCATCATCTATTCCTTTTGCCGTCATTATCTTATTTTCCCAATCCACTTCCAGAACTTCTGCCCAAACAGTCTGAATAGGAACAAAAGATTTGATTTTCTCTGAAAGGGTTTGTTTTAATTTATCTGCAGCCATATTTAAAATGCTTTAAATCCTAATCCTATTTCCTGCCTGTAACCACTGTCTTTTCTAAAAGTCTTTTTTACACTGTCTATGTAATAAGTTCCCTGTCTGTCTTCATATAGAGAAGATGTTAGTTTTACTTTCTGTCCATGCTGGACACTTGGAATACCAAAAGTGGTAAATGAACCATCAAAACCGTCTTTTTTCTTCTTTTTATAAAGGTCTTTTACAGCCTCTTCTAATTCTTTCTTGGTCTTTACATTAAAAGTCCAATTAATGGTTTCGTTGGCATTATTGTCTCCATATTCAAATTTTAATTTTTTATCTTTTTCCTTTGCTTTTACTGCTTTCGCCACATTTTGTGCGGTTTGTCCAATGATTTTCACTAATCTGCTTTCTGCGGAGATGTAATTTAAATCATTGCTGACACAATTTCTCTCTAAATCAAATTCTTCAAAAACTCCTTTATCATCCTTTACATCAGAATAGGGTTTTGCAACTGAAAGTTTTCCATTTCTGATAAAAGTATAAATGTTCATGTCACTCTGCATTTTGTTAAGCACTTCCCCAAGAGTTACCTTTGTAAATCTTACTGCTCCAAGTGAAATATGAGCATCAATATCTAAGGGATAGTCTTTTACAACTTTTTCAAAAAAACCTTTTAAACTGATGTTAGGAGAGGAGAAATTAACAGGTATTTGTTTAAGTTTCCACATCTCATCTTCTAGTTTTATATTAATGGGAATATCAGCTGAAACTTGGTCTATATAACCACTAAACTCTAATTTTAAATCCCCATCATAACCCAGATAAATTTCTACTTTATCTCCTCTCTGAAAGACATCTTTTACCTTTTGTCTATCAAAATCCTTTACATTTCTAGGAAGTATAATTTCTGCTTTTCCACAGATATTTTTCCACGATAGTTCAATTTCACAAGAAGAAATCTGAAATATAGAAAAGCTCTCTCTTCGGTCATTTTTTAAAAATCTGATTTCTGCATTCATTGTAAAGGTCATCGCTCTATCTTTTTGTTATTTGCAATTCTATTGCTTCGTCACTTACCGCTTGAAATTCAATAGGGATAACATCAGGCGAACCTGTTATGCTCTTAATATCCATATCTTCCAGCACGATACTTGTAATTCCTTTTTCCAAGAATAAAGAGCCTTGAACCCCAATACTTCCTGTTATTTGAAACCATTCTGTAAGGTGCTTTTCAAAATCTCTGGCGGTCATATCTCTACCTTTTATACATAGTGCTCTTATTCTTATATTCCAGTCATCAAATCCGTATATCTCTTTGACTGTTCCATTAGAGCCTAAAACATTGGTTTTTACAATATTCTTTGCTCTGCTGAAATCCACCATTGTTGCATCAGGAAGCCAAAAGTCAGACATATTAAAATTCACTATTTTCCCTTTATCATCATATTTTTTAAAAGTTCCTCCACGAAACATGATTGGAAAAACAACAGGAGTTCCATAGATACTTTGTCTGGCTACATCTTTATAAACAGGTTCTTCTTTTAATTCTGCTTGATAGCCCGACATATCTACTTCTTTAGGTTCCCCGATAGGAAATGGCATATAAATAGGAGTTGTTCCAAAAGCAAGTTTGAATAACTGCCCTAATACTACACGATTGTCTATTCCTAATATTTCCTTATCCGTCATTTTTTATATGTGTTTCTATTTTCGTTTTTAAATTTTCAAAGTCTTTTTCATCCAATGCGAGGTGTATTCTCATTTCTCTTTCCACTGCAACCTTATCAGTTTTTCCTTTTATAAACTGATAAAGATTAGGACCGAGCAGGGGGCTTTGTTTCCATTCTCCCTGAACAGACTGCAGAATTAGGGCTACTTCCTGCATTTCACTTTCGTGGGTATCAAAATCACCATTAAGGGTTTTAATGTCATTATTCTCATCAAGTAAAATATCTTTCATAATTAGTCTAATGCTACTAGTCCATCTCTGAGCCTGTCTGTAATTTGTCCTACAATTTTATCTGCAAAGTTGTCACTCCTTGTTTTGCCGCTGAAATGATTGTTAATTGTTACAGTCACATTCATTGTCCTGTTTCCTTTGGAACCCGACATACTAATACCGTCTTCATCTCCTGCTGCTACCTTCCCCTTTTTACCTTTTTTCTCTTTTTCTTTTTTAGCAAAAAGCTTATCATAGTCTATTGTTTTTGTAGGTGCAGAAGCAGAATCAGAAGGATTTAGTTGAATATCTGCAGTCCCCTTTATAACTTTATCTATATCATTTTTAATATTTCCAATTCCTTCCTCTTCTTGGTCTTTTCTAAAGCTTTCTCTTCCTTTCTCTTCTCCTCTTTTATAAGCATCTTTTACTTTTCCAAAAACTCCTTTTGCCTTATCCCAAACGGCTTTTACTCCATCTATCACAGGTTTTAAGAAGCCTAAAAAGCTTTTGACTTTTTGCAAGATTTTATTAAAAACATCCGAAACGAAATCCCATACTCCTCCGAAAATATCTTTAAAAAAACCTGAAACAGGAGAAAATATACTTTTTAAAGAGTTCCAAATATTTAGCGATATATTTTGTAAAGTAGTCCATGCCCATCTGAATTTCTCAGCAACCCAGTTCCATGCAGAAGAGATTACATTTTTAATCATATCAAAGACCATTTTTGCCATCTGCCAAAGCCATTTGAAATATCCTACAATGTTATTTATGATAACCTTTATAAAGCTCCACATCCAGCCAAAATGAAGTTTGACTACTTCCCAAATTCCATAGCAGAAAGCTCTAAATCCTTCTACATTATCCCAAAGCCAATCGAATAGTGCAATGAGTGCGGCAATTGCGGCTAATATCCAGCCAATAATAGGGATAGACTTTATTGCAGCAGAAACCCCTTGTATGGATTTTTTAAGAACCCTTAAAGCAAGAGACAATCCGCCAGAACTCACTGCTGCCCATAGAAAAGAAAGTTTTAACCTATTGCTTATCAGCATCAGTTGGAGTTTTTCTCTGGTCAGGTTCTTGATTATCTTAGTGTTAATCCAGTTTAAAATGGTTTCAATTCCTAAAATGGTATTAACAGCTTTCCCCACAATCTTAATCCCCTCCATTGCGTTTCTCATGTTAGCCATGACACTTACAGAAGTTGCCATTGCATTAACAAAGGGCTGAATATGTTTGGTCACATTTCCCACTGCGATATAGAAAAGATTCCAACGCTGGTTACGGCGCTTTTCTTTCTCCGCAGAAGTGTCCATAATAACCGCCGCTTGTTCATAGGCTACATTGGTGCCTGTAATCTTTTGCGCCAGCTCTTCTTGCGAATCAGCGGAACGAATTAGAATTTGTGCTGCTGCAGCATTCTCACGCCCAAACACTTCTGTAAGTGCGTTAATATCATGCTGTATAGGTTTTAGCTCCCTTAATCTATCCGCCCAAGAAGTGTGGGTATCTGCCATCTTCTTTGTGTTTACTCCATAAGCTTGTAATATCTTAATAGCATCAGTGCTCAGCTTGGTTTGAGCGGACATATTAGTGATAACATTTCGGATAGCTACACCTGCTTCAGAACCATATTTTCCACCTTCTGCCATTGCCTGTATTGCAGCATTGGTTTCTTCAAAAGAGAGATTTGCCAGTTTAGCTGAAACCCCAGCCTGTACCAGTGATTCCGATATTTGAGGGATTTCCGCTGCACCTTCTTTTGCTCCAGCAGCCATGACATTTATCATTCTACGGGATTCATCTGCAGCCTTGATAGGATTAGACAAATCCACTTGAAACTGAAGCATTGAAGTTGTGATAGCATCAGTAGCTCCTTTAATATCTCCTTCCATGGTTTTAGAGAGTACATTAACAGATTCTCCCAATGCTTCCATTGCCTTATCACTGCTTCCTATATCTGGACCCAAACGGGAAAGAATAGTTTTGAAAGCCTCCAGATTGGTATTTACATCCTCTCCAAAAGTTCTGGTAAGGTTTTTAGCTTTTGTATTAAGTTTTTCTAAATCTTCCCCAACAGCCCCTGTAATAGCTGAAACTTCCGCCAATGCACTTTCATTTTTTACTGCTGAATCGGTAATTCCCTGCAGACCATTTTTAATATTCTGCATGGAATTATCTATCGCCAACAGGTCAATAGCACTCACTCTTTTTATACAATCTCCCAGCTTGGAAAACAACTCTGTTGTACTCTTAACCGCAGATTTCACCTTATCCATTCCCTTTATTATAGAACTGGAATTAAAATTTAGCGTCCAAGTTGTTGTATGATTACTCATTTTTGTTTATCTTCGTATAAAATTAGTTGTGATGGAAGGATTATTCTATTTTATTGGTTTTATTCTTTTGGTGGGTTATATACTATTAAAAGTGCTTTACCATGTTTTAAACACAGCCTCTGTTTTGACAAAAAACCTCACTGGTTACAGAGAAGAGAGTAAAGAGGAGAAAAAATCAGAAGATTATTCTGTATTTAAATCTCGTCGTCCTCTTTCTTAAACATCTCGTGGACAATTTCTCCCACAGCTTGTTTGACTGCTGAGTATATTGTCATCCTTTCTATTTTCATTAGATAGTCCGCTTGGCTGTATGCCTCTATCCATTCTTCTACATCTTTAATTTCAGAGGGATTTACTCCTAACTTCCCCCGAATAACAGCATTGATTTTTTTAAAAGAATTGTCGTCATCATCTGTATTAAGAATAGACGACTCTATACTTTTTTTAACTCACTTCTTGCTCCCTTCATCAAGTCCCCGATTCGGGATGTAAGTTCTGTAAATATACTTGCATCCTGCTCTAGTACATCCATGTCGCCAGCAAGAACACAATTAGCTATCATGGCATCAGAAGAGGCTTGTACATCCCCTTCATACTCTTTGCTGGAAAGAAGGTAAACAAGAGCCTTGCTCGGCTTTTTTACTAAATATTTCAGTGGTTCTGCAGAGTCTTCTTCTGGATAGATTTCTATAATTCTAAGTCCATGAGGATATTTTAATTTGAAATCTTCTACAACACTTTTAGAGAAAGCTGGTTTTTGATTATTCATTTTAAAGTTGTTTTAAAGCTGTTATAAATTTATTTTAAACATTTCCCCAAGTAATATGACTGATAAGCATTTCATGCTTGTGTACCATTTTACCTTCGTTATTTTTCACAGATTTTGTTCTTCCTGTAAATTGGGCATTGTGTATAATATCCATTGTAATAATCCCTGTTTGAGGGTTTACATATTGAACATTGATGTCAAAAGGAGCTATATCCTGCAGACGGCTTCCAGGAGGAAGGGTTCTTTGTATGGCTTGTTCCTCTTCCACATAAAGAGAAAAAGACAATTTAGCTTCATAGTTTCCTTCCGTCCATCCTATGGGCATTCCGCCAGCTCCATAGGCGTTCTCTTTTTTTGTGTTATCATTGTATTCTATTTCTTCAATGCCGACAACATCACGCCCCATGATATTTACAGTAGTATTGTTCCAGCCTGTCAGTTTTCCGAGATAGTTTGATATTTTTGTTTTTGCCATTTTTATTAAAGTTTATTTGTTAGACTTAAATCTACATTGAAAGAATGAACAATATCATCTACTACAATTTTTACTGAGATTTTAAGCGGTACATCTTCTGTTGGAGACTGTTTTTCACTGATATAAATTTCTCCTCCGCTGATGTCGTTTTCCGCCTCCATTCTCTCAATAGAAGCCTTAGCACAGACACGCTCCCAATGAGCAATTGTTGTTGCTTTGATGTATCCTGTTGAGGGGTCTTTTTTTACCTTACCTTTTAGGAATGGCGCCAGAGCTTCACGAATAAGCCTTGCTGCTTTATTCCAAACCCTGTTATTTTCTATATAAGCATAATCACTAGTCTTGGTGCAGCAGGTTGCCGAACCAGAAAAATACATACCAGAAGCTCCGATGTAAGGGCCGACAAAAATGTAACCTTTTGCGATTAAACTTTTTATCTGTTCATTAGTTAGTTCTGATATTTTTTGTCCTGTGGATAAAGAGGCTGTTATAAATCTTTTTAGCCCTGGTTCGGTTAAAGAATAAAACGAACGCCCCTTCTTATCGTCAGGTTTGTTGAGAATATCTGTTGAACCGATATTTTCTGAAACCTGTCTTACACAAAGCATTCCTAAGGCTGACCCAATAGCACCATGTCTTGCGTTTTCAGTTTCCAATCCTGCTATATAGGCATCTTGGCCGATGATTACAGAAATGTTTTCAGCGTTCTTCTCTCTTAGATTTGGGTATTCATTGAGAGAATCCAGTCCAGTAGCATTTCCGCCCTCTAATAAAACAAAGTCTATAAGAATACCATCTTTTTTTAGCTCATTTACTAGTGAAACCTGTAGATTGTCTACCAGCCCTGCTACTTCCTTCAAATTTTCTGTAAATCCGAAATATCCTATACCTTTGATTTCTGGATTTTCCTTAATGGTTTGTAATACTTTATCAGTTACAGAGGTTATCCCCGAATTAGGTGCTACTGGCAGGAAAATCACAGTTGCATTGGGAGATAAACGGAAAACTTCCGAAATGTGATAATGAGCAAGCACTTTATTGTTTGCATCGTAACTTTCGTTAATTTTCAAGTCCTCTGCATCTTTTGTCTGTATAAACTTTACAGCTTTATTGTGGGCAATAGAAGCCGACCCTACAGGTACTGCCCCCACTAACAGTACGACACTGTCATTAGTTTCGGTCTGTCTACCTAAACCTCCATCTATTTTATTAATTTGTGTTCCTTGTAAATTTCCCATTATTCAGAAAGTTTTTGTTTAAATTCATTAAGTGCTTTAATAAGCGTTGGAGCTTTCATGTTTTCTATTTCCAATCCAAAATACCGCACTAAATCTTTCAATTGTGTATAATTTTTAGAGTCTAACTCTAATTCTTGAAGCTCTTTTACTTTGGCTTCATACTTTGCTTTTTCTTCTGTAGGGTCAGCTCCTCTATATTCTGGAGAATCTGATGTAGGAGTATTTTCCTGCTTAGGTTCTACAGATGCTTCATCAAAACTTCTTACATATCTTTTATAGGTAAGTCCTTTGTTATCAGCATGCATAATGGCTCTATTTTCTTCAAAAAAAGACTGCCCGTCTTCTGTAACATATACATCTTGATGATTAGGATAATCCTCAAAAAACTGCACTGCTACTGCTTCTAACTCTGTGGTTGTTAATAGTGACTTTGACATTTTAATTAGATTTTAGATTTAATAAATAATGGAGCAATTCCGATAATGATAAATAGCAATAGACTGAGTGCTCCAAGCCACATAAGGGCTGAATGATACCACTTAAAGGGTTTTTCTATATAAATGAGAATCTTTTTGCTCTTATGCTCCTTTACATACTTATCATAGAGTTTAAGAGCTAATTTTTCGGCTTCTGCCTTGCAGTCTATTGTAAGCTTGTTCCCACTTAGTGTTACCTCTGGAGGCTGTAATATCCTGCCTTTTGGCGGATTTTTATAAATGGTTCTAATCTTGGGCGTTCCTCCCTCCGGGCAGTCTATCATGACCTCAGTCCTTACGCTGTCCCTCTGAGTTACTACCACGGTGTCTCTTACGAGGGTTTCCTTGGTAATGGTCTTCGTGTTCTCTATGATTAGCGGTTCTGCAGGCTTCCTGCTTCCGCAGGAAACCGCAAAAACCAATGCTAAACAGATAGATATGATTTTTAAATATGCATTTCTCATTGCTGTAAATTATAAATGTTTATATTCTTCTTTTGCGTTAAATGATGGACACGCTTTTTTTACATCTGGAAAGTCCCTGTGTCCTTGGATAATTGCCTTTGGAAACTGCTTTTTTAATTTTTTAAGTAAATCAAGCAATGCCTTTTTTTGGGCTTCCGTTCTATTGTCAATAGGATTGTTCTTACTATCTACACCCCCAATGTAAGAGATGTTAATACTAACCGAATTAAACCCCTTGACTCCATTGGAGACTTTCTCTATCTCTAAGAGCTGGACTACCTCTCCATTTGGGGTTATAATAAAGTGATAGCCGGGCATCTTCCAGCCTAAATGAGCTTTCCAATAATATTTAATGCTCTCTACAGATCTCGTCTGGGGCGTTGCCGTACAATGCACGGCTAAATACTTTATTTCTCTCATTGTTGTTTATGATTTACATTTAACCGCTTATAATAGCTGCAGCTCCTTCATCTTTGATTGCTACTGCTATCCAGTATATTCTAAATCCAATGGTGTTTTCTCTCCTTTCTGGATTATCTGCTGCTGCTCTTGCATATCTTGTAACTGTTCCAGGAGCTTTCACCGTATTTTTCTTATGAAGTACTACAGAGGCCTCTACACTTGTAGCATCTGCTGACCCAAAAGGCTTTCTAGAAAGAGTCGTTTTATCATATTTTGGAGCATAAGTAGACTCATAGATTTCAAATCCGTAATAAGAATTTGCAATCTTACCTCCATTGGCATCTTGGTATCTTTGCTTGAAAGATAAATCTTCTATCAGAAGGTCAGCCACATGGTCTGGACAAAGCACAAGTACACGCCCCTGCTTAGGAACTAAAAGTTTATCCAAAGCCTTTTTTAGATTTATTAAATC